TCCTGTGGGTTTTTGTATTCACCGGCTTTGCCGGTATATCCCAAACGAAGTGGAGCCATGGAGGCCGAAGACGCGCAGCGTCCCAGCCGTTAAGGCTGTCGGCCGGCGAAACGTAGTAGTTTTCGCGCTCGAAAGTACCGTCTTTCGAAGCGCAGAGTAATATTTTTAAGTTATGGATTATTTCGATTTTAGACCTAGATTTTCTCCTACTGTTGATAGCATTCCTTATCGCTACTCTATTGGTGCATACCGTGGTAAAAAGCGAGTTGTTATTGCTTGGTTTTCCGATGAAACTCCTGCGGCTGATTATCTTGTTCGCTGTCGTCTTGATCATCCTGATGTTAAATTTGATTGCCTTAGAAGCATTCTGTAATGGCCTGCTCTTCTCCCATATGGATACGCAATCGTCGCTATTTCGACAAGAAAAATCCTTGCCGAAATGGTTCTGACGTTGCTAAGTCGGCTTTGGCTCTTCGACCCTGGGACATCGCCCGCCAGTGGCTGATGGTTCCCTGTGGAAAGTGTGAAGACTGCTTGCGGCGTCAGCGTAATGATTGGTTTGTTCGTCTTGAGCGCGAGCTTGCCTATTGCAGGGCCAATAACCAGCAGGCCATTTTTATTACGATTACTATTGCTCCGAAGTATTATAATGAAGCCTTACTCGACCCCTCTCGATTCATCCGCCGTTTCAATGAGCGTTTGCGGCACAAACTCGGCCATTCGTTCAAACATGCCTTTTTTCAAGAGTTCGGCACTCATCCTGAGATGGGAAATGAGCCTCGATTGCATTTTCACGGCTTTCTCTTTGGCACAAATGTCCTCTATAATACTATTCGCGCTGCTGTTCGAGACCTTGGTTTTGTGTGGTTGGCAAAGGCTACCCATAAGCGCGCTCGCTATTGCGTAAAGTATGTTACTAAACAAATTCAATTTAACCCCGAAGAGATTTCGGATAAATATGTTACCGTAGATGGAAAACTTACACCTCTATCTTGCCTCCTCCAACATCGCCGTTATACGCGAAAATTCGTATCTGCTGGCGTTGGTGATTTTCTTGGTTATATGCCTCGCCCTTCTGCTCGTACTTCGTCGTGGTCTTATTATGACTTTGAGAAGCGCATCAATTATAATTACTCGATTCCTCGATATTATCTTAAATATCTTGAACCAGAAGACGACGTTGCTCGCTCGATTACCGCTGCTGATGCTTATTCACGTTTTAGCAAGTCTTCTCTGGTTAAACGTGTTGTGTCTTTGTGTGTTGATCGGTTCGGTCTCAATTCCTCCGTATCCCGTAGAGCGTCGTACACGTGGGAGCAAAAGCAAATGATGCGTTTTGCCGCTTCTTCTCGCCAGATGCCCGATTTTGACCCCCCTACTTGGCTAGATTTAGATATTCTTCAGTTTTGGAGAGATCACTACAAACTTCAACTAATTATTTAATTTATGGGAAAACAACCTTTTATTTCACACGTTGTAAATGGCTACTCTCGCTACGATGTTCCTGAGAGCAAGGCTTTTACGTGCACGCCGGGTATTTTGTATCCGGTGCGAGTCGATTTTATTAACGCTCGCGATCGTGTATCCATCGAGCAAGGCATCGACGTTCGTAGTAATCCGCTCGCAGTTCCAACATTCAATCCCTACACCATTCGTTTGCATCGTTTTTGGGTACCTCTTCAGTTATATCACCCTGAGATGAGAACGAATAGCAGTAAGTTCGATATGAATGATTTGAGCTTGAACTGGATTCCCTCCTGTCAGCCCATGTCCGGTTCCCTCAATCGCGACTATTTCGGAGCCGCCTACACCAACTCATTGATGTCTTGGCTTCGCGTTGCAAATAAATACACCGTTGGTGTTTCGAGTCCTCCTACGGACGTGGCTCTTCCTGCTGATTCTTCTATGGATCGCTGGAGTAATGCGGATACGTATTTAGCTTATTGGGACATCGTTCGCAATTACTATGGTTATTCGCAATGGGGTCTTTTCTCTTACGCTTGGCCTATGGCGAATAAACTTGTTTGTAGCTCCGGTACCTTCCAGTTGAAAGATTCTTTTGGCGATTCGCGATTCTTTACGCAGTGCTACTGCAATCTTGAATTTCTTGACGCTTTTTTCGAGAGTCAGTTTTACCCGTCGGCTGTTTCGTCTACTAACAACACTTTTAATCGCTCGAGCCTTTTCACGCAGCTGATTTGCTCAGACCTGGATAGCACTAATGCCTCCTCTTCTACCGGCTATCCCGTTTCCTCGGCCTGTCCGAGCACTGCGATTTATGGCACCACGGGGGTTCTTTCGCAAACACGCCCGGATCAATCTGATACCGCTTCTTCGGGTCTTGCGTATTTTATTGTCGCTCACCCGATGGCTGTTGTTCCGTCGAATCCCGATCGATTCAGTCGCCTCCTTCCTACAGGTTCCTCGTCTGCTGTTTCTATGACTGGCGTTAGTACTATTCCCCAGCTGGCTATTGCATCGCGCCTTCAGGAATACAAGGATTTACTCGGAGCTGGGGGCAGCCGATATAGCGATTGGCTGGAAACCTTTTTTGCGTCTAAGATCGAGCATGTCGATAGACCTAAATTACTGTTTAGTGCATCGCAGACTGTTAACATTCAGATCGTTATGAATCAGGCTGGCGCTAATAATTTTACTAACAGTACATATTCTATGCCTCCTCTTGGTCAGCAAGGCGGCTCTATTGCCTTTAACGATCGCCTTGGTCGCCGCCAGTCTTACTATTTCCGCGAACCTGGTTATATGATCGATATGTTGAGTATTCGGCCCGTTTATTACTGGAGTTTTATTAAGCCGGACTACCTTAATTATTTAGGCTCTGATTACTTCAATCCTATTTATAATGACATTGGCTATCAGGATGTTCCGGCCTTTCGGCTTGCCTTCAACGGTAATCCAGGTGTTGCGTCTGCTAACGAACCTTGTTTTAACGAATTCCGTTCGTCTTATGATGAGGTTTTAGGGCAGCTTCAGGCTTTCTCCATTTCACCAGCGGAAGGCGGTTCTGGAACTCCGCTTTATGCTTATTGGGTCCAGCAGCGGACTGTTTACACTAGTAGCGGCACTGGCTCTTTACCCGAACATCCGTACTACCCTTTGCTTTTTGTGGATATGAATCAGGTCAATTCTCCTTTCGCTTCCAATGTAGAGGATAATTTCTTTGTGAATATGTCGTATTCTGTTCAGAAGAAGAATCTTGTAAACAAAACCTTTGCAACTCGTTTGTCTAACCGTTAAACTTTTGATATTATGCCGCTTGAATGGTTACTTGAAGACGCTCCCGCGTATATTTCGCGTGGCCAGCGTATCCTTTCTGTCCTTGACGGATCAGGTTCGGTTGATGTTCTTCCTGGTCGCCCGGACGTCGAGGTTTCCTCGTCTGATTTCGATAAAGGCGAAAAATTCAATCCTGAGATCGATTTCGATCCTAATTCGTTTTCTCGTATGGATAAGTTTGACGGTCTTGAAGTCGGTCAGGAACTTATTGATTCAGAGCTAGATAGGTCGAAGCCTGCTTCTAAACCAGCTAATTCTGAAGAAAAATAGTATGTCCTTTACTTGAAGATATATGTTACGTGCGCGGACCCCTTCTGAAAGAGTCCGTGAATTTCTGAAGGTTATTGGTAACGACTGCAGGAGAGGCCGCGCATTTTTCTATCGTTCTTTATTCAATTGTTTACACCATTGTGGCGAGGTGACGCATTTCGCGGTTCGGAGAACCGACCCGAACGAAGTGAGGGTGCGGCACCGTAGCTTCCCTTTAAATTTTCAATATCATGTCTAACACGAAAACTCCCTTCTATAAGTCGAAAGCTTTTTGGACGCTCGTTTCGTCTATAGTCGCTGCTCTTTCGGCCTTTTTCCTTGCTTCGTGTTCTGCACAGGCAAAGGTTGCTCGATCAGGTGTTCACATTGACACTGTTCGCGTAGATTACATTATTCGTTCGAACAATTTTACGCTTCCGTAGTATGAGGCTCATTGATTTCAAGTCCTATGTCGAGCCTGTTTCCACAGGTGCTATTATTGGTGCCGCTGCTCTTTCGGCCGGCGGTCAGGCTGCTTCTGGCCTATTCAAGCCCTCGCTCAAGAGACAATGGAAATATCAGCAGAAGCAAATGAAGCTTCAACAACAGTACGCTTTAGAGCAGATGCAAAAACAAGGTGAAATAAACTACGCTAACTGGCAGAAGCAGTTTGATTATGAGAACGCTTATAATGACCCCACGAAGGTTTTCGATCGTTATCTCAAGGCTGGTATTTCGCCTGCTGCCGTTCTTGGCTCTTCGGGTGTTGGTGTTAATGCTACCATGTCTGGCGGCTCTGCTGGCTCCGTAGGCGCTTCTGGCCCTTCTGGTGGATCTTTTGATTTCTCGAGCCCTCTTCCTCCTGGTGCTGGTTCTGCCGCTGCAGGTGCCGCTCTCGAGGCCATGGGTGTTAATTCGACTATCGAACGCAATAAGGCTGCCGCTAATCTCGATAACGCCCAAGCTGACGACATTCGTAACAAGATGCCCACCAGGGAACAAGGCCAGGCCCTTATTGAGCTCGAGAAGCAACTAAAGCAAGCTAACATTGGCAGTCAGTCTTCGCTTGCTCGTTATTATGGCGAGTTGGCTATTAATCAGGAGGCCTACAATAAGTATGCAGACCTCGCTGCCACGTATGATTTCCAGCGCATTCAGGCTGCTTATGCTGAGCAAGTTGAGCGTACTCGTCGCCTCCGTGCTGAAAATGATGCAGAGATTCCTCTTCTCGAACAGTCTGCCGCTGCCAACCTTGCCTATCTTTGCGCTGTCGCCGATGCTGCTAAAGCTTCCGCACGTGAGTCCCGTTCTTATGCTGATATTCTTGACATTCAGCAGAAGGATATGCAACACATGTTTGAAGTCACTTGGGAAACTCCAGTAAAGGTTCCCCTGGTCAATGATAAGGGTGAACCCACTGGAGAATTCGAGGAGATTACAGGTCGCGAATATTACTCTTATCTTCGTGGCCTTGATCTTGGTGAAGGTCGCCAGCGTTTGTCCGGTAACTGGTTTACCATCCGCAAGAACAAGAACGCTTTGTTTTATGATGTTACAAAAGCGTTTGCTACTGCCGCAGGCGTCGCCGGTGCTTCCTACGTTGGTCGCAAGGCTTCAGGCCCTGCCGGTCCCGAAGGCTATGAGGAAGTGAAGGAGATTTACGGCCCATCGGGAACCCCGACTGCCAGCACTTACACTCGTCGTAATTATCATGAGAGACATTGAACTGTTTTTTCGACTTTTTGAACTTTACGGTTTGGTCATTTTTGCTTACTTTTACATCGTAAACCAATAACCTCATTATCATGAAAAAGACTAGAGTTTCAATGACTTCTGAGTTGTCGATTGACGCTGTAGAATATCTGTTTGTCGAGTGGCTTCGCCGTCGAGGTGTATTTTCTGCTTTTAGATCAAACTGCGGGTTTGATAGGAAACGCAATGACTCATTTCGAGCCGTGCTTCGTTATCGAATTCAAAATGTATTGTATTCGTCTGGTGTAGGCATAGGCGATCTTGTTTCTACGAGTTTCGTATTCTGTCACACGCCCGAAGGTCTTGCCTTTTGGTTTGATTTGTCCTTCGCTTGGCGTCGTTTTTGCGCTGACTTTCAACGTAATTTTAAATAATATTGTTATGACACAGATTCATTTCGTTATTCGTCGTATTAACCCTGCTGTTAAGGTTGACTTTGTCCAGATAGGCCGTCTTGAAGATGGCCAGTTTGCGACACTTCCTCTTGACGCTCTTAAGGTTGCTTCTATCTCAAAGTATGTAGAGTGTTCCAGCATTTCTGATTCGCCCTACATCGAGCATCATTCTATTTCGGGTTTGATTGCCGCCCTTATCTCGTATCCGAATTTTGCGATCGAGTTTTTCGACAACACTCTTATTCTTATGTTTGACCTTGATTTGCCTGATGATGAAAGCTCGTCGGAAGAAGAAGGGAAAGGGCACTAAAGTAGTGACCCGCCCGCTCGGTGGAAGAGTCCTTTGACTCACTAGGCCCCAGG